GTGCGAGACGCGGTTCCCGCGCCTGGCCGCGACGTTCCTGATTTCCCCGCCCAGGCGCACCCGTCCCGGAAGTGCGGGACGTGCGGGAACACGCTGACCCGCCGGGCACACGCCACCGGCCGGTGGCCCTCAGACTGCCTGGACTGCCGTAAGTGAGCTGGCGTCGGCGCGGCGCACCCGGGCAGGCCCGCTCTTGCGGCCGGTGCGGCGCGACCGGCGCCAGGTCACGGAAGGCCCCCCAGTCCGTGACGATGTGCCAGCAGTGCCATGTCCCGCTATGCCCGAAGCACGCCAAGTGGGATGAGGACGCGTTTTACTGCCAGCGGTGCCTGGATGAGGGTGTGCGGCGTGAAAGAACCGGTTGAGATCAAGACAGCCGCCGGCGGCGCGTCGGCTCTGGTCACCGGCATGATCGCGTGGATTCTCGTGACCTACGTCCCGGCGTTCCACAGCGGCCTGCCGCCGACGTTGCAGACGTTCCTGCCTTGGGCTGTGTCGGCCCTGCTCGGCGCTGCTGCCAGCTACTGGGCGCCGCACACGTCCCGGCATCCCCCGGTCCCTGTTGTCCCGCCGCCTGACCCTGCGATGATGCACGAGGCGCTCGAAGCCCTGGCCGGCCGGCCGGAGTTCAAGGGGAAGATCACGGTGCTGCCGCCAGCGGCGGGAGGCTAGTGTCGGCGCTGACGCCAGCCCCGTACATCACTCCCGAGATCCTGACGAACGCGGCGACGGGGATCTCGTGGCAGACGCTCCCGTCACGCAACGCGACCCCTGCGCAGCAGCTTGCCGAGCAGTGGAACATCTGCCGCCGCGCCTCCGCCATGATCGACACCGAGGTCAACCAGCGGCTCCGCGCTACGGCGTCGAAGGAAACGCTCCTGGCCCCGGACTACCGGGTCACGGTCATGCCGTCAGGCGCGGCCTACATCCTGCTGGCCCGCAAGCCCATCCTGGAAGTGACCGGCGGCCAGTGGGGGCTGACCATCCCGCCCGTGAACTACCAGCCGGTCCCGGCCAGCGCCTTCCTCATCAACCAGCCGTCCCCCGGGGTGTTCGGGTCCACCGTCCCCGGGGACGCGGGGGAATCCGGGCAGTCCGTGACCCTCGCACCGGGGTTCGTGACCTGGCGGAACGGGCGCCGGGGAACGACCCTGACCGTGTCGTACGTGTCCGGGTACCCGCATGCGGTCCTGACCGCCGACTCCCCCGCCGGTTCCCTGACCGTCCAGGTCGACGACGTGACCGGGTGGGCGCCGCAGACAATGAACGGACCCGGCGCATCCGGTCTGGTGTACGACGCGGGCAACGAGGAATCCCTGCACTGCCTGGACACCAGCGCAGCGTTCGGCCCCGGAACCCTGGTCCTGGAAACCCCGACCTTCTTCGCGCACCAGACGGGGACGCTGATCTCGTCGCTGCCGCCCCAGCTGATGCAGGCCGCGATCCTGTTCGCCATGTCCCAGGCCCTGATGCGGGGCGCTACCGCCACAGCGGTGCAGTCCACCAACGCGGCCACGATCCACGGCGACAACCCGGCCGCGTACGCCACCGAAGCCGAGCTGCTGTGCAAGCCGTACCGCAGGATGACCTGAGTGCCCATCGCAACCGCGCTGACGCACGTGCACAGCCTGCTCGAAAACCTGCCCCTCCCCGGATTCGGGGGTTCTACGCTCCTCGCCGTCATCGACCCGCCGGACCCGCAGACCGAGCAGCAGAACGCCGTCGCCTACGTGTGGCCGACGGCCGGGGACGAGAAGCGAGAGTCGCTGCCCCGCCCGCAGCAGGGCACCCCCGGTACAGGGTCGACGCAAGCCGGGCACAAGCAGATGGAACACCGCGTCGACGTGTGGCTGATGTGGTGGCGCGACCAGGGCGACCTGACGCCCAGCATCTCGTTCCCGGTGATCGTGGACGCGGTCATGGACGCGATGCGCTGCTCAGTGGACGCCGCCTACAACCTGCAGGATTCCGCCACCTTCCGGTACTCCACGCTGTTCTCCATCGGAGAGAACATGGCCTACGAGATCGCCACGCCGCGAACGGAGCTGAACCAGAGGTCGATGCTGTACGAGGCGCTGGTAAAGGTCATCGCTAAGGAGAGCTTCCAGGCATGAGCACGTGGAAATACGCGGGACCGCAGGAAGAGACCGTGCCTGACATGGGCGCGCAGGACGACATCGGCGGGACGCTGATCCTGCGCCCCGGGCAGGAATACGAATTCGAGGGCAGCCCTCAGGGGAACCTGGCCTGGTGGACCTGCGAAGCGCCCCCGGCGGACAAGGACACCACCGGAACCACGTCCCCGGTGACGACCGACACCGACACCACGGACTAACGGGAGGTTAGTGCCGCTCACAGTGCCCACCACGGTGTTTCCCAGCGAGCGCCGCGCGATCGGCGGTGCCCGCGAGGCTACTCCCGGCACGCCGCTGGCCCCCACGTTCTCGATCCCCGTGGTCGGGTTCGTCCCGGAAGACAAGCCGATCTGGCTGCCCGACGAGTCCATGCGCGCGGCCATGGCCGCGACCTACGGCCTCATCCAGGGACCGTACGTCGCTGACCTGACGTTCGACGCCTCCCCGGTGTACATGGACACCCTCGGGCATTTCCTGTGGAACATCCTCGGGGACTACACGTCGTCCGGGGTGTCCACCGGAACCACCGGCACGATCAGCAACGTCGGCGGGTATCCTGCCGCGACCACGGGTTCGATCAAGGTCCCGCAGGGTTCCAACTTCGCGGCGGGGGCACCCGGGTTTGTGCAGCTCGACGTGACCGGCACCAACAGCGAGATCGTCGCCTACTCCTCCGCCGCCGGAACCAACATCGTGCTGTCCGGCACGACCCGGTTCGCGCACGCGCAGAACGCCACCGTGTTCCAGGTCACGGGCTCCTACGCCCATGTGTTCTCCCTGCTCAACGGCACCGGGAACGCCCAGCCCCCGACCCACACCATCACCGACCGCACGTTCATCCCCGCGAACCAGGCCCGCTGGTACCCGTTCACCTGCATGTCCGAGATGACGTTCACCGGCAACGCCGAGAAACTGTTCACCTGGGCCGGCAAGGGCATGAGCTACGCCAACCAGGAACCCAACTCCGCGCCCACCAGCACCTTCTCCAGCGTCCCGGCCGAGCCGTCCTGGAACTCCACATTCGGCCTCGGCGGAACCGTCTCCGGAGCCCAGATCTACCAGGTCGGCGAATGGGAATTCACCCTCACCCGCGTCGTCGAGCCCTACTACACCGCCGACGGAGCCCAGAACCCCTACATCCTCGGCCGGGGCAAGTTCTCCACCACCGGCAAGGTCACGTTCGCCCCGACCATCGACGAAGTTCCGCTCACCGAGATGCTGAACAACGTTCAGCCGCAGATCCAGGTCATCCAGACCAACGGACTCACCGGAACACTCGCCGAATCCATCCAGTTCGACGTACAGCAATGCGCATTCGACGCATCGGTCATCGAACCCGGTAAGGCTTTGTTCGGGTATAATGACAGTTTCCAGGCAATCGCCAATACAACCAATGTTGGGAATAGCGCCGGATACGGCCCTATCCAGATTACCCTGAAGAACCAGACGCCGGTCTACTGATGAGCCTGCCGGGTGACCTGACCACCATCACCGTCACCGGAAAGTACCTGGACGGCGCGGGTAACCCGCAGTCGGGGGCGGTCACTTTTACCCCGTCGAATGAGCTTTCTGACCTGTCGGGGAAAACCGTTCTGGCTCAGGTTCCTATCGTTTCCGCGCTGGGCACGCTGGGGACGTTTTCGCAGCCTGGCCTTGCGTGCACGGATAACGCGAATCTGCGGCCTTCTGGCTGGTGGTGGGTTATCGGGGTTGCGGTTCCGGGGGCGCAGCAGACGTTTTCGGTGTTTCTGCCGTCGTCGTTCGGGGCGACGGTGGATATTACGGCTGTTTCTCCTGAGGTGTCGCTGCCCACGGCGCAGGTGTCGGGTCCTACGAGCGCACCGATTGTTTTCGCGCAGCAGGCGGGCGGCTTGTCGGTCCCGTTTGTTTCGTCGGTGAACGGCCAGTCGGGGGTTGTGACGGTCGCGAATGCGGGGCTGCTGGGGCTGGCGAACACGTGGACGGCTGCGAATACGTTTTCTCAGTCGATCGTGGTTCCTGAGGGCTCGAATGCGTGGATCGGGACGGCGGTCCTGAACGGTGTTACCCCGGTGACGGTTTCCACGTCGGCTGTTTCTGCTAAGTCGAGGGTGTTCCTGACGACGCAGGCGCCCGGGGGCACGCCGGGTGCGGCTTATGTGGGGACGGTTACCCCGGGTGTTTCGTTCACGGTGCTTTCTACTTCGTCGTCGGATTCGTCGACGGTGGCGTGGCACATCATTAATCACACTTAGCGGAGGCGTTTGTGCGCGTTGACTTGCCCGGCGGGAACTGGGCGGAGCTGCGGGGGCTGGATGAGCTGAGGGCGAAGGATAAGGTCGCGATTCAGCGGGCGCTGTCTTATGTTCCTGATCCTGATGGCAAGCCGATGCTTATCAATGCGGGGATGCAGGAGGACATGCAGATCGCGTTGCTGGTGTCAGTGATCACGTCGTGGTCGTACGGGGACATGCCGGTGACGCGGGCGCAGCTGGAGGATCTGCCGCTGGATGCGTATAACGCGCTGTCGGAGGCGACGACGGATCACCTGGAGGTGATGCGGGTGGTCCCAAACCGCAGGACGCCTCCCGCCTGAAGCACATTCTCGAAGGACATGGGGGTCCGCTTCCGTGGGGTCTTGACAACGCGGACGTGATGTGCCTGATGTGCTACGAGAAGTACGGGTGGGCGGCTGAGGTGACGATGGAGCAGCCTTTGCAGTGTTATATCTACCTGCCGGTGATGTGGACGGCGCTGGATCATATCGCGGAGGACCGGCGGAGGGCGGCGGGTGGCTAGTTTCGGGGATCTTGAGGCGCGGTTCGCGCGGCTGGAGGCGGTGCTTCCGTCGGCTGTGCTGGCGGCGGCGAATGAGATGCCGCCGCCGTTCGTGAGGATCGCGCGGTCGATCATGCTGCTGGGGCATCCCCTGCACACGCAGACGCCGTCGATGCCGGGTACTCCGCCTGCGTGGATCTCGGGAGCATTGAAGGGGTCGTTCGTGAACGATGCGGCGGTGCTGACGGGGGATGTGACTGCCAGGTCGCGGACGGGTCCGACGGTTCGGTACGCGAGGATTCAGGAGCTGGGCGGGATGATGCGCGCGCATAACCCGTCAGGGTTCATGCACTGGCAGCAGCCTCCGGGGGTGTGGCACCGGTCGCGAGCGCATAGCCTGCCGCCGCGTCCGTACATGCGGCCGGCGAATGCGATCGCGGTGTATGAGGGCGGGATCAGGGATGCGGCCGGGGAGGCTTTCGGCGCGATCGTCGACGCGGTGCTGTGATGGCCGGGACGGGCTGGCGGGACGTGGTTCGCGTCCCGCTTTTTTGCGTTGTGACGCGGGAGGCTGGTGGCTGATTACCTTCCGCCGATCATCCAGGAGTTCATAGCGTCGGCCGAGCGGTATATCGGGCCGGTCAGGGAAATGGCAGGCGTG